TACATGGGGGTGCCGGGGTAGTATTGGTTTGATAGTCCCATTTATGGTACCCCAAAAATAAATTTGACTCGACGAACACGCGGCCAGGCGTATCACAAGTCAAGAAAAATAAAATACATTCAAGGCCAGCTCGCTTCGCTCGCTGTCCACGTCGCACTCGCTCCGCTCGTGCTCCTGCGCACACTTCGTTCGCGCTCCTGCTCGTTCGCTCCGCTCTCTTGTCCTGCCGCACGGTGCAGGCCGTTGCGTCGCCGTGCCATGCCCTGCCGTGCCCTGCCGTGCCATTACAAGTCAACAATTATTTTACAGTACCATAAAAGGTACTATGAAAACCTCAAAATAATTTGCAAATATTCCTTGACATTTACCGCGCTTTGTGGTACAATGTAGACAGTTAAAGAAACTTACACAACGGAAAGGATTTAACAAAATGAAAAAATTTATTCTTCACGTAATCGACAGCAACGGTACTAAAGGCAAATGTTATACTAATGAGTATGAATTAACCGTTGTTAATAACTGGCTTCTTCAACATAACTATATTATTAAAAGAATTGAAAAGGTGAACTAAAATGAATAATGAAGAAATGCACACTATGGACGACATAGTGTCAGTGGCTAACTATTTGGTTGTTATATGGTGCAGAAGTAAATGCCCAGATGAGTGCAGTTACCTATTTCCATGTCAGAAGTGCAAATATAAAGAACTTTGCGAAAGACTTGATGAATTAGCAAAGGTGATAGGCAGATGATTATTTATAACGCTTGGCATTTATTAAGCCGTTTTAATACGCTGTATGCAGTTTCAACAAAAGACAATGTACCGCGTCTAATAGGGCAGAAAAACATTAACTATTATGGTCGTAAGACTGTAACGTTCATGTGTATAAAGGATGGTGCGTTGCATTGCTATTACTAATTATTGGCTTTTTTGTTATTATTGCTTATGAAGTATTATCTTTAATTATAAGTGATGATATTACAGGTTTTGTAAGGTGCAATGAATATGCGCTTTATGCTATTGTAATTTTCTTATCGTTTCTATATCTTTATATTTCTTGCTGGAGGTTTTGTCATGGTTAAGTATTGCAGGACATGCGGTTTACCTTTTGAGCCATTAAAGGTTAATCAGTTATATTGCGATTATTGCCGGATATGGTTGCGCAATTCTTCAAAGAAACCTCACACAGAAGCGGCTATTGAAGAAATTAACCGTGAAGCAAGCGCGATAGGGCTAAGCTATGGCCAAATGGTGCAGAAATATAAATTATAAAGTAGAAGAAATGCTCATACTTTATTGACATTAACAAATAACGTGTTATAATAAAAGTATAGAGGGCACGACAGCAAATGAACCGCGCGTTGATAGGAACTACTCTTTAATTAGAGCTATCGCGCATGAGTTAGTTACTCCCGTTCGGTTGTTGCGTGTACCTCTATTTTTTATAGAAAGGGTGCATAATAGTGGCTTGGTTTGACCCAACAGACATATTAAACAAACAAAGGTTATTTAATTTTGTAACAGGCCCAAAGGGCGACGGCAAAACAACGGGATGCCGTAACTATGGCTTAAACCTATTTTTGAAAGATAACACGTCCGAATTTTGCGTTATTCGTCGTACCAAAACAGAAACGCAAAAAGCCTATAAAAAGTATTTTGATGATATTAACACAAAGTTTAATTATAATCTTGATATAAAATACCGTTCAAATATGGCAGGTATTGAAACAGACGATGGGTTTAAACCTATTTGTCATTTTTTCAGTTTGTCAACAGATGCAGGAATACAGGGTGTGAACCTGCCAAATTTGCGCTATATGATTTTTGAGGAAATATTTCTTGACCCGCGCAAAGGCAAACGCTATTTGAAAAATGAGCCAGAGGAATTTGCCCGGTTATATGATACGTTGGCACGTCCGTCTGACCCAAATAGAAAACGTGTGCCGGTAATTTTTATAGGTAACTCTTTTGCAAGTAGTAACCCTTACTATAATTTTTTCCATGTACAGTTAAATAGTAAAGGTGAATTCAAAAATAAAAACATTTACGCTTTACACATTAATGATGCGGAATTTACTGCACAAGCAAAATCAACCGAATTTGGTCAAATTATGGCGAATAGCGCATATGCAAAGCATGCTTTTGAAAATGACTTTTTACTAGATAATTTTGACTTTGTCGTGAAAGACTTTCCCAAAGGCGATTTAATCTATATTTTTGTGTACGATGGCAAAACTTACGGTGTATGGGTGAATTTCAAAAGCGGGGGTTTATTTGTTAGTACAAAATATAACCCTAATTGCCCATGCAGTTACACATTTACAACCGAGAATATGAAACCTAATTTATTAACAGGTAAAATGTTCTGCCGTGGCTATCATGGCGAATTAACTAAATTTGCATATAACACAGGTTGCCTATTTTATGAAAGTCTAGCAATAAAAGATATGTTTTACGACATTGCCAGAATTTGCAATTTTTAGCAAATAATTTTGAAAATCCTATTGACTTTCTACCTTATTTATATTATAATATATACAGAGGTTGAGAGAACCTTAAATACAAACGAAAGGAGAACAGCACAATGAAGTTCAAGAAAATCTGCACCAAGGTGGAATTTTTGGAAAAGCAGGAAGATGGCAACTGGATTGAAAGTGTTGACATTATTGCCGGGCGAATTGCAAAAAGCAAACTGACCGGGTATGGCGTTATTCAGTCTGTAAGCTATCCCAAATGTGATGTTGAGATTCCCGATGCAATCGTGAACCAGTACGCAAACATTACCGAAATTAGCCAGTAAAGAAAGGAAAGACACACTATGTTTAATCAGAATCTTGTACCCAAAGAAACGCCCGCAACCATGATGGAATCTAGCATTTTCGGCGGTTGTTATTGCAGTCTCCCCATGAATACCGACGAGGAAAAGAAGAAGATTTTTAATGCAACTAACCGCGCAGACGCTTCGTTGCGTGAATGTATCAACATGCCCATTGAAATGACAGGTCTTTATATTGAACCTGTCGAGTTTGAAGCAAAGGACGACGACGGCAGGGTCATTGAGGGCAAGACACAGTTGTCCCCGCGCATGATTATTTTTGATAAGGATGGCAAGAGTTACGGATGCTGTTCTATGGGCGCTTACAATAGTATTAAGCGCATTGTTAGTATGTACGGTTTGCCCGATACATGGAATAAGCCGATTACTATTGTTCCCGGACTTGTTAGCAGTGGCAAGAATCAGGTGTTGACCATTACTATTGCATAACGCAATATGAATAGAAAGGGCGGTAGACTTGTAATGAATGTAGGCAAGTCTACCGCCCTTATTTTATTGGGGGTGCTATAATGGCGCGTAAATTTAGCAAACTATCTGAAAAGGAATTGGCTATTGCGGTAAGCAGATATAACCAGATGCGAACGCGCTATATAAAATCGGGCGGTAAAACAGTTGCGCCAAAAATAACCGTTCAAGAATTAAAAGCCCAAAGCGAAAATACCGCACAATTAAGGCAACAAATTAAACGGTTGAACGATTATAAGAAAATTGCAGATTTTGAAAGTGCAAAAGTTAAGGGCTTTAGGTTTGTCACAACAAAAGGTGAACGGCGCACCATTAGCAGGCTTGACAGGGCGGCTAGACAACGTTACAAAAAAGATATTCTAAAATTAGAAGCACAGAAAACAACAGCAAGCAATCAGGAACTAATAAATAAAATTATTCCCGGTATTGAAGAATTAAAAGCGAAACCAACAAAAATTAGCAATATTCCTAATCGTGAAATTTTGGGAAAAGTACAAAGCAGATATGAACGGGAACAGCGATACTATAAAAAGTATGGCCAAGCAGAATCGCCTATTTTACGCCTTGACCATTATTTAGCCGCATTTGTAAAGGTTGGGTGCTTTAATGTTTCAAACGGGCCGTTTGTTTATGATGCTTTAGCAAAGTTAACTAATGAGCAATGGGCAGAAATTGTTGATAGATACCCTTCTATATTTGACGTTGACTATTTGTACGATATGGGCGTTGGTGCGCAAGCAAAAGTTAACGAAATTGCAAATGTGTTACAAATGGTTATTTATTCTGATAATTTGCCCGATGAGATTTAAACCATGCGTACAAGTAATATTTGGTCGTGCGATTTTGAAACAACAACAGACCCGGAAGATTGCCGCGTTTGGGCTTGGGTTGCTATAAACATATATGATAATACAAAGCGTGAATATGGAAATAGTATAAGTACATTTATTGACTTTTTATGGGGTCATAATAGGAAATGCTATTTTCACAACTTAAAGTTTGACGGCACATTTATACTAGATTATCTATTAAAAAATGGCTGGACGTTAAACAAAGAAAAGAAAGAATTACAAACATGCGAATTTAACACGCTAATAAGCGATAAGGGCTTTTATTATACAATGTGTTTATGTTTTGGCCCCAAGTCAAAATGTGAGATAATCGACAGCTTAAAAATATTACCTTATAGCGTTGATGCCATTGCAAAGGGGTGGAAATTACCAGTACAAAAACTGCATATTGATTATAAAGCATACCGTGAACCGGGTCACGAATTAACCAAAGAAGAAAAAGATTATATTACAAATGATGCACTAATTGTTGCAATAGCTTTAAAATCCACATTTGACGACGGTTACAAGAAAATAACAGCAGGCAGCAACGCTTTTAATTTTTATGTTGACAAGTGTATGGGCGGGAAAAAGGGCTTTAGAAATACATTTCCCGTTCCCGAAAATGACGCTTATTTGCGTAAAGCATATAGAGGCGGTTTTACCTATGTGGCCCCTCAATACAAAAATAAACTAGTTGGCGCTGGCCGCGTCTATGATGTAAACAGTCTATACCCATTCGCGTTGCATTCTCCGCATGTTTACCCATATGGAGAACCTGTTTATTTTACTGGTGAATACCAAAAGAACGATAAATATCCCCTATATTTTCAACGGTTTTATTGTGATTTCAAACTAAAACCTGACCACTTGCCAACAATACAAATGAAAAATACGGCAGGTTATATTCCTACTGAATATGTTACAGAAAGTCTTAATGACAGTGTTCCGCTAACATTAACTAGCGTTGATTTGGCTTTATTTTTTGACCAGTACGACGTTTACAATTATCGTCCGATTGATGGCTACATGTATAAAGCAGGTGAAAAGTTATTTGACACATATATAGACTATTTTTATAAACAGAAACAGCAAGCAAAACAAGAAAAGAACTATGCACGCTATCAACTAGCAAAACTAATGCTTAATAGCTTTTATGGTAAGATGGCGACTAACCCTATATGCGCGAGTCGATGGCCCACATTAAAAGATAACAGATTAGCATATTTACCGGGCGAGATTGAAAACCGAGAGCCTGTTTATATTCCCGTCGGTTGTTTCTGCACCGCTTACGCGCGTGACGTTACTATTCGGGCCGCGCAATCATGTTATGACCGTTTCATGTATGCGGATACTGATAGCTTGCATGTTTTGGGTGATTATGACGTGCCGGGCCTTGATGTTGACGATTACAGACTAGGCGCTTTTAAGCATGAAAACACATTTACACAAGCAAAATATCTACGACCCAAACTATACATGGAAGAAATGATAACAGGACGTGGCGAAACATTCATATTAAACGACTGGACAGTTACAGGCGCAGGAATGACAAAAAGTGTAAAACAGAAAGTTACGATTGATTCATTTGAATATGGGGCAGTATTTGACGGAAAATTAACAACAAAGGTCGTCCCGGGCGGGACTGTTTTGGTAGACACAACATTTAAAATTCACGGTTAAATCTATTGACAAATACTAAATTATAATGTATAGTAAAGTAAAGAGGTGATTATAATGAATATCAAAGTAGCACAGTTAACTTTAATCATGATTGCAATTATTGCTGATTATCTGACAGGAATTATCAAAGCATGTTACAAGCATGAGTACAAAAGCGAGGTAATGCGACAAGGACTATATCATAAAATTGCAGAGATTGTCGCAGTCGCCATCATGTTTTATTTGCAGTTGGGTTTGCCGATGATTGGTATTGCTATTGACTTTCCTTTTATTAGTTTTATTACACTGTATATTATTGTAATGGAATTGTCAAGCATTGTCGAAAACATCGGAGAAATTAACCCCGATTTAATTGGCCCTCTATCTGATGTATTTGAAAAGGTAAAGCAAGTAAAGGATGATAAATATGGAAAAAATCATTGATGTTAGCAAATGGCAAGGTAGTATTGATTTTGGAAAAGTTAAGAAAGCGGGATTTACTGGCGTGATGATTCGCGCGGGGTTTGGTAATAAAAACGGTTACTTGTACCCCGACGAATGCTTTGAGCGGTTTTATGCTGATGCCGTAAGCGCTGGTATGCACGTTGGTACTTACTTTTATACATCTGGGTTGTTTCATCAAGCGGGCCGAGGTACAAAAGAAGCGACATACTTTTTGGGACTCATTAAAGGCAAAAAGTTTGATTTGCCGATTGCTTGTGACATTGAACTAAGCCCTGACGGATACAGAACTGCAACCAGTAAAAACGCGATTGACTTTTGCAAGTATCTCGAAAACGCTGGCTATTATGCAATGATTTACGCTAGTGACATTAGCGGCTTTAAGTCTAGGCTTGATGTAAATATGCTAAACGCCTATGACAAATGGGTTGCCCGTTATAATAAGACTGGCCCACAGTATGTAAAAGACTGGGGTATTTGGCAGTATGGTGGTAGTACGAACTATCTTGCACATGTTCATGTTGACGGCGTAACCAGTACAGCATGTGACCAAAACTACATGCGCCGTGACTATCCCGATATTATTAAACGCGCAGGACTGAACGGCTATCCAAAACAGGCAAGCGTAACAAAACTTTATAGTTTTGTTGCTGATAATATTAGTGCAGGAGATAAAGAAAAATTTGTTGCACTTGCAAATGAACTACAGATTAAAAGTGAGGTGAAAGAAAAATGACACGAGAAGAAATGCAAGCAGTCTTGACAGAATTTGCAGGGGCGGACGCTGAAACGCAGGGCCAGCTTGCCGCACGATTGCTAGACGAAAACGACGCAATTATTACAGAAAGCAACAACCGAGAAGCGGCCCGTCTTGCCGCCGTGGAAAATGAAAGTGCATTGCGCAAGCAATACGTTGAGCGCTTTTTAGGCGCAGTCCCCGGCCAGACAGAGCCGCCCAAACCACCCGAAAACGACCCGCCCGAGCGTGTAACTTTTGATTCTTTATTTAAGTAAGAGGAGTGTTTTTATTATGCCTATTAAACCTACTGTATCCCAGCTTAATGCAAACAGCGTTGGTATCCTTAACGCAATTCGAGATAATGCAAGCGCCGAATATTATCAGGCAGTACCTCAGGCAAAGGCCACAACTGAAAGTATCCGCGCTGTTGGTGAGCAGATTCTTGCGTTTCAACCCCGTATGAATGAGTTTGTGTCCGCACTTGTCAATCGTATTGCCCGAGTGGTTGTTACAAGTAAACTGTACTCTAACCCGCTTGCGTTTGCCAAAAAGGGTCTTTTGGAATATGGCGAAACTATTGAAGAAATTTTTGTAGATATTGCAAAGGCTAATTCCTATGATTGGAACAGTACAAACGAAACTGAACAGGCGTTTAAACGTGAAAACCCCGATATTAAATCTGCGTTTCATGCGCTGAACATGCAGACATACTATAAGGCAACCGTTAGTGAACAGAACTTGCGACAGGCGTTCCTTTCTCTTGATGGTGTAACTGACCTTATCGCACGTATTGTCAATAGCTTGTATTCTGGTGCGGCCTATGATGAATATATTATGATGAAATACGTTATTTCACAGGCTCTTATTCCGGGCAATGTAAAAATGACAACTATTGACGCGGTAGACGATGAAGCAAGCGGTAAGGCGGCTGTAAAAAAGGTTAAGGGCATTACTGGCAAATTGCAGTTTATGAGCAAAGAATATAACATTGCTGGCGTTAATACCTTTATCCCGTCGCCGTCTGATATTTTCGTTGTTATGACCGCGGATTATGAAGCTAGTATTGATGTTGATGTACTGGCAAGTGCCTTTAATATGGATAAAGTTCAGTTCATGGGTCAGCGCGTACTTGTGGATTCGTTTAGCTTTAATGACGGTGAACTTGCTAGACTTGATGAATTGCTTGCAAAAGACCCGACGTATACGAGACCTAGCGAAGGTGATTTGACCGCACTTAATACCGTTGGTATTGTGGTAATGAGTCGTGACTGGTTCCAAGTGTACGACGTACTGAACCAGTTTACGGAACAGTACAATGCGGCCCTGCTGTATTGGAATGAATTCAACCACGTTTGGCGCATTTATTCCGCGTCGCCGTTCGCGCCTATTGTTGGCTTTACTACCATGACCCCTGGTATTACTGGCGTTACCGTTAATGTTGCAAGCACGGCAAAACCGCAGGATAGACTTGTTGCGGTTGCAACTGTTAGCGGCACTGATTTTGCAAACAAGGGTGCTAAATTCTCTATCTCGCCTACTGCTAACGTAACAATCGACGAAAACACCGGCTTTATCGCATTTGGTGCAAATGCAAGTGGCAAATATACCGTTACTGCAATTAGCGTATTTGACCCGAAAAAGAGTGGTACTGCCGTTATTACAGTTTCCTAATAACTGGCCCGGGAAACCGGGCCTTTATGAGAATAAAAGTACAAGCGGGTGCAATTCCCGCAATTCTCTATATTTACAATGAGGTGGAAACAATGACGCAAAATACAAGTTTATATATTTGCCGTGGTATTCCGTGGAATAGTGATTATTCCCATGTTAGATTATTTGAAAGTGCAAACGCGGCAAATACATATATTATAAGTAAAGCCGCCTACACTAAAACACAATACAGCTATATTAGCAAATCAAAGCAAATTCGCGTTGATGGCATGGCTGACCAGTACCGAGACTGTAATTATATTGCATGGAAGAATACAGGTTATTCTAATAAATGGTTTTATGGCTTTATTACTGATGTAGTTTATTTAGCAGATAATACCTGTTTGATTAGTTTCGATTATGATATTTTCCAAACGTGGTTTTATGATACTACTGTTAATCCGTCTTACGTTGAACGGGAACACGTAAACGACGACGCAATCGGCGCTAACACTGTGCCCGAAAATGTGGTAATGGGAGACCCCGTAAACGTGGCAAGCAGTAACAATTATATCCCACATAAATGGTACATGTATGCAACGCAAATTTTTAAAGAATTGACGCAAGATGGGTTTACAGCTATTGCCCCGGGGGCGGAAAATAATGAAGTTTCCGGCTATTATAAAATCCCTCTTACTGATAGAGCACAAGCAAATAGAGTGGTTGAACTTTACACTCGCAAGGGTAAACTAGAAAGCCTTATTTCTATGTTTGCTCTTACTGATGAGAGCAGCACCGCAAGTGGTCAAACTTATACTATTGCAACCCCTGTCAAGTTTGGCAACTATGTTCCTAAAAATAATAAGTTATTTTGTTATCCCTATAATTATTTAACGCTTGTAATGGCCGGTAGCGAAACGCCGTACCGTTACGAATGGTTTACAGATAGAGTTGCAGGATTTCGCTTGAAATTACCTAAATACGCGGGCGGCAGTAGTTATATTTATCCCGTAGGGTATGAAAAAGAAGAAAGTTCAGGCGCTAGTTTCGCTCTTGAGCATTCAATCCCAACAGGTGCATATCCTACCGCCAGCTTTGGCGCAAATCAATTCCAAAATTACCTCGTTCAATATGGGCCACAATTAGCAGTTGGTTTGATTGGGCAGGTCGTAAACATTGGCGCAAGTGCTGCAACAGGCAATGCAGGAGAAGCAATTTCCGCGGGCGTTGCGATTGGTCAAAATATTATGGATTTACGCACGCACTCTTTAAATTCACAAACAGTAGCAGGTACACAGAGCGTAGCGCAACTTGCTTATGATACACAACTAATTATTAGAATCGTTTCTAAGCAGATTTTACCAGAATATGCAAGAATCATTGACGAATATTTTACCGCGTTTGGTTACAAAGTTTGCCGAATCAAAGCCCCGAATATTACCGGGCGGCCCTCGTGGAACTATGTTAAAACAATCGGCGCACAAGTTAGCGGCAATATCCCAGAATATGCAGAAACGGCATTAAAAGCAATGTTAAATAATGGCGTTACATTTTGGCATACAAACGATGTTGGAAATTATAGCTTGAACAACAATCTTTAAAAGAGGTGTTAAAAATGCAGAGACCGCCGTGGATTGAAAACGCAAAATATTTTACTAGTGTTACTTATAGTACATGGTTTAACCGCCTGTACAATATCGCAATTAGTCGTTTTGAATGGCTAAATTTGCCAGATACTTGCAACGAAAAATTTATTGAGCAGGTACTTTTCTTTAACGGCTTTATGGTAGGTTATAAAGATACTGCACTAAACAGCTTTTTAATTATGCCTTGCACTAATAACAGTGTATTGGATATTTTCGGGTATCCCGCTAAAGTAAACGCGTACGGCTATAACGGTTACATGGCCCAGAATTTGACCCCGTATACAATTACATTAGGGCAAGAACCGACAAGGGCAGATGCGGCTTTATTGTATGCTAATTATAGCCGTTGCCCAGACCTGCCCGCTGTTTTATACTTTGCCCGGAAACTTACAAAAATTGACCGTACAATAGACGTTAATATCAATGTACAGAAAACACCGTATATTATTAGTTGTGGTGAAAACCAGCGCTTAACCGTTGCTAATATGTTTAAACAGGTGGATAATTTCGAACCTGCTATTATTACTACAAAGTTTTATGGGCTGAATGGCGAAAAGCCTATTAACGTTATGGATTTAAAACCGCCGTTTGTTGCTGATAAAATGCAGACTTTGAAGCGGCAGGTATACCAAGAAGCCCTCACTTATTTAGGCATTGAAGCAAACACAAGTGAAAAAGCAGAACGGCAAGTTACCGAAGAACTGACCGCAAACATGGGCGAAACGGAAAGTATGCGTCAAAGCCCATTGGCAAGCCGCAAACAGTTCTGCAAAGAATTTAATAAAATCTATGGAACTAATATAGATGTTAAATTCCGTAGTGATTTACAACTTTCTCAAATTATGGAAAATGGGGGTTTGACAGATGGCGAACTTTACGACGACGACAAGAACGATTTGCGAAATGCTAACGGGCAAAACAACCCCGATTAGTACAGTCATTACCGAAGCCGCCCCGTTATTCTTCAATTTTAATTTTCCATTTTATGACGAAACGAAACGGGCAGAATTTGAACAGAATTTTTTGCGGCATTTCTATATGCGGGAAATCGGACTTGAAACGATAGATTATTTTATGTTACGGCTTGAAGATAAACTTAATACAATTATGCCGTATTATAATAAATTGTTGACCGTTAATGCTAAAGAATTTGACCCGTTTTATAATGAGGTTATCGACGAAAGCATAACCAGAGAAAGAACGGGAACGACTAACGGCACTGACACCAACGAAAGTAGCGGAAACAGCACTACTAAAGGGACAACCACAAGCACAACCCAAAGTAACGCCGATGATAGCAACCAGCAAAGCGATTTACCGCAGGGCAATTTAGCTAATTTTAACGATGATTCTTATATGTCAAGCGCGGGAAAGGGGCATACAGAAAGCAACAGCACGGTAAACGGAACTGACGAAACCACGGGCACAAATAGCGGAAAAAGTAGCGCAACCCGAACTGAAACTAACACAGGCAATGAAACGGAAAAACGCACCGCAAATAATACACGTGGTAACAAATCCGAGATGCTAAGAATGTACTATGAAGCACAGCGCAATATTTTAGATAATATCTATAAGGACTGTGAAGATTTATTTATGGGAATTTGGTGTTGATTATGGCAAAAGAAATAAAAGTCACATTTGACGATGGCGGCATATATGAAGGATTTGCAAACACATATACGTTAGATAATTCAATTACCTATTATTTTTCATTTGACCGCGATTATAGAGTGCAATTAACTAACGGCGCAATAACATTACAGGAATACAGAAATGCTGGCGCGTGGTATCCTATAGAGCTTATTACAAAGTTTGAATTGTCTGAAATTAGCGGCGCAACAAAAGAATGGGTAGAGGATAATTTTGTACTAAAATCCGGTGATACTATGAGCGGTGCACTTAAATTTAATTTTGGTGACGGCGTAATAGTTACTATTGGCAAAACCACCGATACAAAGCGTGGCTATATCGAAATCAACGGCAATATGTATTTTATCAACGCCGAGAATAAACGGATTGCGTCGTTTACCTCTGATAAGAATATTACATTAAATCTATACCAGTCTAGCAATAAAACAGATAGCGTTATTGCGTTTAGGCACTATGAATACGGCACTAGTGGGCTAACTCGCACTATTAGTTACAATCAATTTGTAAATAACGATGCTAACAGTTCGTGGACATTTAACGGAACGTATATAGCTAATAACGCATGGAGGTTTATGTCTGGTGGTGTTCATTTTGATACAACGGCATATTGGCGCTCAAATAATATTATAAATGCAATTATTTACCCTACTGGTGGTATTCGTATTTATAACAATGCTAATCTTGCAGTACATAAACTCGCTCAAGATGCTGCCGCAAACTATTATACATCTTATCAATATAACGGGCGTACAACCTTTTCTAATATTGGCGGCGAAGACCCCCGCTATAGAATTACAGGATATAATAACTTTGTTAATAGTATTGAATCTTATGCCGGCATTACAATTAAAACAGAAAATCAAAGCAATGGAACACTTACAAGACTAAGACAAAGCGGAATTTATATAGAAAATGCTAGTGCCCCTAACAGTAATGATAGAACAGTTATAGAAAGAAATAGTTTCTCGCAATATGCGGGAAGTCAAAGACGGTTTACTGTTAATAGTGGTAGACTAGATATTTTTAGTGACCAGCATATATTTTTACATAGCGGGCTACCAAGCACAACGGAAAGTTACCGTGAATTTAGTTATGATGCAATTAGTGGCTATAACAAAGCACCCCTTAATATTACATCTGATGTGCGTATAGAAGCAAATGCACCTAATTTTTATGTCATTGCACCTCAGGGCACAAACATTACAAGTAATTATGGTTTTATCGTATTGCAGGATAGCAAGGGTGTATATGGCCGTAGCAGTAATGCAGAAAATAACACGTATATTACTAATAAAACGCAAAACATATATGTACAGACCTCTCAAACACCCGCAAGCGATAACAAACGCGATGAACTGGCTGCGATACTTGACCTTTTCCAAATTGTTTATAATGTTTTGGAATCGGCAGGAATTCCCGGTGCTAGTGCAATAGCGCAGTATACAGGTGATGTTGTAATGTGGATATATGACAACCAAAACGGCGTGCTAAAACCGACAATTACAAGAATTCGCAATCTAATACACAATTAAATAAGAGGTGAAATAAATGCTTATTCATGATATTGCTGATTTTCTTGTGAATTTGACATGCAAAGATATTAAACCTGATATTTATAGCGTGTTTGATTCACCATGTGAAAACAACTGCCCTAATAATGTAAACAGCGAAAAACTTACTATTTTAGAAATTTTAAACGCTATTGGGTGCAGGTTGAAAAACCTGTTCGGATTTGTTAAAATCAATACGACTACCGAAACTATCGACGAGGGCGACGCGGTTGTAAATGTCAATGGCGACGTGGATAATTTGAATTTTGATTTTAAAATTCCCCGCGGTAAAACTGGCCCTCAAGGGCCACAGGGTGAACCCGGCCAGACTAATTTAGTAGTTATTACAGCAACAGCAAGTGCAAGTGGACAGGGTGAATATATCCCCGATACTACGTATAGTAAAGCATTAGCAGACATTCAAGCAAACAAAGCTGTAATGATTAAATTGGAAAACGTTCCGGGTCGTTATTATATCCCGTATTCTTCAAGTAATACAGAAATTCTTGCAAGCGCAGGAACTATTAGCGGCTCTAAACAATCTATTGAACTATACACTCTTAAATGGACAGCACAAACTAATATTATTACGTTGACTGGCACTAAAAAAGGATGCATTGCGGATGGCGGAACTACTGGCCAAGTGCTTGTAAAAAAATCTGATGAAAGTTTCGATACCGAATGGAAATTCCAATATAGAGTAATTCTAAGTAATCAGCCATTCAATACAGCAGAGTTAATAGAACAATTTAATAATGGTAGTTTAATTTATTTTTATAACATACGAACGTCTAGTTTATATAGGATTTACAATATTTCAAATGACAGTTTATATGGTATAAACACTTTATCAATTAACACTACTACGCGTAAAATAACAAATTATATATGTAAGCTTCAGAATAATAAATTTACACCTTATGAAGATACTGTATATAGCGTGCCGAACGGCGGAACATCAGGCCAGATTCTAGCTAAAAAATCTAATGCAAACGGCGATACAGAATGGATTGATAATTCGGGCGGCGGTAGTACAGTAAGTGTAAACGTTGGTGAAACTACCACAGGCGAACCCGGTACAAATGCAAGCGTTACTAATAGTGGCGACGAAACAAACGTAGTATTAAACTTTACTATTCCACGCGGCAACCCTGGCCCGACAGGTAAGCAAGGCCCCGCAGGTGCGCCTGGCCCGGCAGGCCCCGGGGTTGCCCCTGGTGGCACAACTGGACAGGTACTTGCTAAAAAATCAAATACAAATTATGACACTGAATGGATTGATAATTCGGGCGGCGGTAGTACAGTAAGTGTAAACGTTGGTGAAACTACCACAGGCGAACCCGGTACAAATGCAAGCGTTACTAATAGTGGCGACGAAACAAACGTAGTATTAAACTTTACTATTCCACGCGGCAACCCTGGCCCGACAGGTAAGCAAGGCCCCGCAGGTGCGCCTGGCCCGGCAGGCCCCGGGGTTGCCCCTGGTGGCACAACTGGACAGGTACTTGCTAAAAAATCAAATACAAATTATGACACTGAATGGATTGATTTTTATCCTTATGTACCTGTTGGTGGGGTTATCGAATGGGATGGAACCGGCATCCCTAATGCCCCCGACTTAAGTACACCAGAAAAAGTCGCGGCATTTTATGGATATGGCACGTGGGAACGGTACGGCGTTGACCGTGTAACGATTGGTGCTGGCGGGGAGTATGCTGCGGGTAGTACGGGCGGTGAGAAGGAGCATACACTGACTATTGAAGAAATGCCGAGACACAACCACTCTGTAATGTCCACAGACGGTCAAACGACTAGCCAAACATTCTATCCAGTGCAAATGCTTACTAGGCCAGGCGAATTTACAGATAATAATGCTATTTTATACAGCGGTGGTTCTCAGCCCCATAATAATATGCAGCCATACATCGGAGCGTACAAATACCGCCGTATTGCGTAAAGAAAGCACTATAATTAAAACAAGCACGGTATTAAATACCGTGCTTTTCTATTTACATTTTAAATATCATCCCGGTGCAAAACTAACAACTATCCAGCCATTGTGCATTGCACTAAAGCAGAATTCCTTTGGCTCTAATCGATTTGAGGTTTTCATAGTACCTTTTATGGTACTGTAAAATAATTGTTGACTTGTAATGGCACGGCAGGGCACGGCAGGGCATGGCACGGCGACGCAACGGCCTGCACCGTGCGGCAGGACAAGAGAGCGGAGCGAACGAGCAGGAGCGCGAACGAAGTGTGCGCAGGAGCACGAGCGGAGCGAGTGCGACGTGGACAGCGAGCGAAGCGAGCTGGCCTTGAATGTATTTTATTTTTCTTGACTTGTGATACGCCTGGCCGCGTGTTCGTCGAGTCAAATTTATTTTTGGGGTACCATAAATGGGACTATCAAACCAATACTACCCCGGCACCCCCATGTA